CTGACCATAGCTTCGCATAACCGCGATCAATTAGCTTGTTCGCCTCATCTTCGCGAACATCGTGATCTTCGCCAGCAAGCATAATCCCGACCGATCCCGCTTGGCAGTCTTTTAGCGTTGTGATTTTAATCAGTTTTGTTGTCATTTTTTCTTTGTGTTCCGCTTAATAAGGCTGGACGCTGATTTCTTTGTTAGGCCAATCGCCCGATCAGTGATGCCTTGCTTTTCTTCATAAATTTCGACTTTGCCAGTATTGACCAAATCAAAACCCACATTCTCAGCCACTTCGACAATATCGCCAACTTCGTGCGCTTTGCCCTTGATTAAAATATTACGTTTGCATCTGATTTTCATATCACGCCCCTATGGGAAAGACAGGGCGACCAAAGCCGCCCCGTCAGTTTATTTAGGCATCGATGTCGAGACACGCAGCGAATGACTGGGCGTGACGAACAGCCAAGTCCATTTCCTGCATTACGCGGATGCGTACTGCACCGGTTGAACCGGCTGTGTATGGATCGATCAAGATGTCTGGTGTGCTAAAGAAGCCCATCATTAGCTGGCTGAAGTCACCAAAGATCATTGCAGACGCAGTGGTCAATGTGCCTTTTGTCAGGTCAGACGGTACATTGTTGGTCACTGCCAAGTCATAACCATAAAGGCTATTCCAAGGCGCATCCATCAACATTACGCTGTCAGTTGACGCAACCTTTGGAGTTGAAGCCATATGCGACTTCACTTTCGGGTTGGTCAGATAGGCAAGGGTGTTGCCATTGATTGCAGCGTTGTCAACTTCAACTTCTTTGACCAGATCAGTGATGGCATCCCAAGTCAGTGCGCCACCGTTTGTGCCGATTGCGACTGAACCAATGCCAGCGGTGTCAATGATGCCAGATGGCTCATTTGAACCGCCACCTTCGATTGCAACGTCTTCGATCTTTTGTGCAATTGCGTTCAAAAGGTCATCGCGAACAATCTGTTCAACAGACGGGTCAGACTGGATCATCAGCAAACGTGAAACGTCTGAAAATGCGCCAAGTGACTTTGGTGACATTGTGATCTGTGAGAACACAGCGTTCACTTCGGCTGTTGCGCCATTCTCAGCAACGAAACCGGCTGAAACGCCAGTTGCAAGCTTTGGAATAGCAACATCGCCACGCAGACCAGTCATAAAGCGTGCGCCAAGCTCACTGAAGACCAAACGTGCGCGGAGTGCGTCAACAAACTGATCACCAAGATGATCTGTGCCGACCAAATGACCACCGGCTGTGGCTGTGCCAACAGTCAAGTCACGGCGACCGCCCCAGAATGAATCCGGTGCATAGAAACCGCGTGCTTCGCGTCCATTGTTCTTTGCAATTTGCTCAGAAACTTCACGCTCAAGACCCTGCAAGCCAGAACCATTAACCAGACCGCGAACGGCTTTCATAAATGAATATGAACGCTCTTCTTTGGCTGACATATCAACCGCACCGGCTGACTGCTCAAGTGGCTTGCCTTCGCCAATGGCGTCAAGCAATGTTGCGCGGAATTGTGCAACAGACTGGCCTTGACCGATAGCTTGATCGGCTAGGTCGCGGCGGTTGTGTTTAACAGCAAGATTGATGATCTCGCTGGCATTCTTTTGGAAATCGCGCTTGGCTGCTTCAGCGGCTGCTTCACGGATTTCATCGTGATTTACTTCAGACATTTTTGGTGTCTCCTTTTTTATCACAGGTTCAACAATTTCAGCACTGCGATTAACGCCCACACCGGCATCGGCGGGAACGCTTACAATCGATGCTTCGTATGGCAACCAAGATGAAATGCCAACCGTCCCGTCAGCCCTCTTGTCTTCCATTGTGCGGATTTGATACCCAATCGAGACATTCGACCGAATTCCATCCTTGACGTCTTGATAAACCTCTTGAGCCAGCGCACTTTTTCCAAAGCGAACCACCGAACGCAACTTGCGGTCGGATTGATCCAAATAGGTACGTTCAATAACGCCAATTTGTTTTGTCAGATCGTGATCAAGCAATAATGGTGCGTGACCGCTGTTCAATCGTGACAAATCTGCTGCGCCATCATCGTGACGCAAAACCTCTAAACCGAAAGAACGCTCAACGGGTTCTTCAGATGAAATCGACATTCTAACGCGCCGATCATCTTCTTCCACCATTTCAGCCGCCCCTGCGCGGTGCATAAGTTCACCACGGTCAAAGCGTTCTTCAATATGTGTTTCTTCGTTTTCCATCGGTGCATTATCCACCAAATCTGGCTCTTTTTCAATCTGTTCATTTTCAGACATTTTCAGCCCCTTCATCAACGGTTGCTGGCACTGGTGCTTTAGTGCCAAATGGTTGGAAAGCGGTGTCGATGCCATAACGATCAGCCAATTCGCTTTCGCGGTTAATCTGTTCAAAGATTTCTTCAGTATCGCGGCCATATTGACTATGCACATCCTGCAAGCTGACGATGCCGTTGTTCAGTGCGATCACGCTGGCGTTGATCTCTTTTTGCGGATCAACCCACGCAAAGCCGCGTGGCCGGTATATCACTTGATCAGCAAACAGGTCAAACTTTCCCATCGGCAAGCTAACGCGGCCAACAGTAATAGCCATTTCTAGCCAAGCGCGATAAACCGGATCAATAAACTGATCGATCATAAATTGCTGCACCATCTTGAAATGGTCGCGATCTTCGATTGTGCCTTGCCGAATTGATGAATAGCTAACGCCTTCAAGGTTATTCGCTAGCGATACATATGAAACGCCAAGACCACTTGCGATGCCGCGCAATATGCCTTTTTCAAACTCCGCAAAGCTGTCAGTTGGGTTTTGCGGGTCAAAGGCGGTGAATGACATTCCAGCCGGTAACTGTGTGAACGTGGCTGGCTCCGCTGACATTATCGGCGCGTTATTGTCGTAATCATCACCAACAAAGCCATCACCTTCGGGGCTGGTGAAAAAGCCCATTTTTGACGCAGCAACCCGCGCATTTACAAGCGTGGCCTCTTCATAACCGTCCAGCATCTTTAGGCGCGATAATACGTTGCTCATCCAAGGCACGCCCCGCGTTTGACCGGCACGATCCTGCAAATAGCAGTGGATAATCTCACTGGCTGGCACAATCTTATGATGCCGTTTTGTGCGCGATCCATAACCTTGATCGTGATGTGGGTGATCTTCAAACAGGTAATAATTCAACGGCTTGCCGGTGCGCTTATCCAACTCAACGCCCATACGCACTTCGTTGCCGTTATTCAATCGTGCGTCATAACCTTCATCAAGATAATCAGCTTCAAGAAACTTTAGCGAAAAGCCAAACGGGTTTCCGGCTGGGTTTTTAATCTTTTGGATTAGCACTTCGCCATCACGCGCCAGCGTTTCCATAAACAGCCGCTGCGCTTGCACCCACGAAACGCGGCCATCAACAGTGCAAAAACCAGCCCGACCCCACGCTTGCCAAGCCTGTTCGATGATCCGGTTGCCCACGCTGTCTAATGAATTGTCGTCATTCCGCTTTCTGACTTGTATCCGCACGCCATTCGCGCCAACCACGTTTGTTGACATTATCTGCAAATAGCGTTTTGCATATGGGTGGTTGCGGCTAATTTCGCGGCAACGATCCCGCAAAACACGCAAAGATGGTTTGATTTCGCTATCTGCCGACCGGCTGCTTGCTACAAAATCGCTGAATAGTCGGCCAGTGTCAGCCCCGTGAAACGCCCGAACCGCCTTGCGTGGTTGGGGCTTGCCTTTGAAAAAGTCAAATAAGCCCATTGTTAAAACCTCACTAAGATGGTTTGACTTGACCGATTGCCGTTCCGCGCATCTTCGGTGCGGCGTTCTGTAATATATTCTTTGCGGTAATAGTCACGCGCATCAACAAGTTCTTCATAAGATAGCTTTGTAAGTGACCGCCCGTTGATTGAATAGCTGCTAACATCCGCATCCGCTTTGCCTTCCAAAATTGTTTGAATTTTGGTTATCATTATTTCTGCGTGGGTACGCGGGTCAGCCCCGTTTACGTCCAAATCTTCAACGGCTGTAAATGTGCCGGTTTCAATTGCAACCCGATCACCTGTTGAAGTCTTTGTTACCTCTAGCTGCCAATGATAAAAGCCAGCGGTGTAACCGGCTGACGTTGCGCTGTCCACTTCAAAAACATATGTGCCGTTTAATTCTTGCGCTGCAACTTTGATTTCAGTGCTGCCGCCAGCGGTCAATCTGGCGACATATTCCATTGAATAATCGGCCAGCGGATAATCGCTGACAAGATCGGTGCGCTTCCAAAGCAGATAATCGCCAATAATGATCTTTTCAGGCTGCCGCCCGTCTGGGGCTTGGTCTATATCAAATCTGTTTGCCATTATTCACCGCCAGCTATTAACAAAGCCGCCTTGCCGTGGTCGGCGGGCAAGTGGATTAGACTGTTGCGGCTGCGGTTGTGTTTCTGGTTCCGGCGCATTGACCACCCTATCGGCAACAGCGTTAATATTCAGCGACAAGATGCAAAGTGCAGCATATGCGTAGACCCTGCAATCGAGTGCTTCGTTTCTTGTGCGTGTCTTGACAAAATCGCGGCGTGGGAACCCTTTTTGATATTTTGTGACGATTTTTTCAGAATTTGCTAATTGCTGATAATACTCGTCAGAACGCCCCGCCGGAAAATGACAATACCCCGCACCTTCCGATTGTACTCGTAAACGCGAGAAAATCAATTCCTTGATTGGAAAAGTGCCGACAGCAAACAATTTAATCTTGCCAATGTTGTTTTTTGTCGGTCTGGATACCAGTGGCCGTTGTTCCCCGCCCATACCCTTAATCGCAAAAATGCGCCGCCCTTCTCGTGGCCGGACAAAGTTATAGACCGCTTGCGTGTAATGACCGCCACTATCGATGCACGCTGCCCTAATGCCTAGCTGCCGCCCGCTTTCGGTTGTATATGCTGCTTTTAGGATGTTATCCAGATCATTCCACAGATGCGGCGTTGACGGGTCGCCATACAGTGTCAACCATTCCAGACTGAAACTGCACTCATCACGCCCCCATCCGATGACCTCAACAGCCAAATAGCTATCTTGCACATCAATGCCAGCAGTAATGACAACAACATCATCTGGAATGGTTCCAGACCAATCTTGTTCACGATCTCTAAAATCTATTTCCCCAACAGTCTCACCTTTATCTTCAAAGGTTTCTGCTAAAAATGTATTCACAAAAACGCGCAGTGTATCGGCTGACTTCTTTGCAACCAGAAAGTCACGCACTGCGTCAGCCATTACAGTCCAAGGGCTGTAAATGCCGTTGATATGAAAACCGGCAACGCCAGTAAAATCGGCAGTTGCCACCCATTGCCCCTTGCGAACAGACCGATTGCGCTTTGGATCATCCCAAACACTGCCGCAGCTTTCGCAAACGTAACAAGCTGTTTCGGGTCGGTCTTTTTCCCACTGCACCTGTTTCCATTTCAACGTCTGCACTGTGCCGCAATCTTCACAAGGCACAAAATATTGTCGCTTGTCGCTTTCTTCATATTGGCTTTCAATCATTGACGCGCCTTTGTTGGTCGGCGTGCTAACCATTACCATTTTGCGATTGTGAAACGTGGCCGATCTTTTGCGGGCAAGCAAGATAGGCGAACCCTCAGAACCGGCTGAAACCGGAAAGCGATCAACCTCATCGCATAAAACAATTCGGATTGGCCTTGAAGCCAGCCCAGCCGCACTATTCGACCCGACCAAGCTGATATGACCGCCAGTAAAGACTTTGTGCGTTGTGGTGTTATTTGCATCGCGGCTGCGTGGGTCTTTGACTTTGTATTTCAAAGCCGGTGTATCGCGCAGCATTGGCGCAAGACGGTCTTTAGAAAACGCCTGTGCCATTTCAAGCGTTGGCTGCACAAGCAAGATTGGCGCAGGATCGTGGTGGATGTGGAAACCGATGACGTTCAACAGCATTTCGGTCTTGCCGACCTGTGCGCCAGCCATCACGACAATATCGCGCAAAGTCGGATCGCTAATGGCATCCATAATGCCGCGCTGATATTCTGCCCGTGATGTAATCCAACGACCGGCGGCTGCACTAGCCTCTGAGCTTAGTCGCCTTTCGCGGTCTGCCCACTGCCCCACGCTTAACCTTGGCGGCGGTTTCAGCGTTTGCATCGCTTCCGCTATCACCGCTGTCAGTGACGACTGTGCGTCCTGCGTGCTGGTGTGGTTGGTAAGATGATAATTCATCTAACGCTTCCCTTATTTGGTTTTCCAATATGCTTTGAATTGTCGGCAAGTCAGTTTCAGTGGCGCAGATCGGCGCACAGATCGATGGCAACGCCAACAGCTTCGCCTTCATAGCCGCCAGCACTTCGACCCAAGCACCGGCAACTTCATCAGATGCCACCAATTTGCGTTTGGCTTGCAGCAATTCCAATTCAGCCATTTGCGCGTCAGCTTCCATCTTTCTGGCGCGGGCTGCGTTATAGTCGGCATCTTCTATCTTTGGCCGTCCGACTGGCCTTTTTGCCTCTTTTACTGTCAATTTATTGACGCTCCCTCAATTATTGTCAAAATTCTGACGCTAGCGTTTGTTCGGGGTCGCGCGTTACC